CGATATTTCCGCGTCCGGTCGCGCCCGCTACAGCGCGCCGGAAGGATGCCACGACGACGGAGTAATTGCGCTGGCGCTGGCGGTGTGGGGCGCGGCGCGGGGTACAGAGGTGCTGTTTGATGTATAAGCCCGCCGCACAACTCGTACTGTCGCCGACCGAGCGCTACGAGATCAAGGCGCTCAATCTGGAGGATTTCCTTCCGACCGCGTGGACGGGCGTGTTTACCGGCGACGGCGATGCGGTCGATGTGGAGACGGCGTATGAGCGCGTCGCGGTGGTGCGGACGGCGGTGACGTTGCGCGCCAACGCCCTCGCGTCGCTGCCGTGGGAGATTACAACCCGGCGCGGTACGCTGGTCGCATTCGACGCAGAGCGGCTGGCGGCGCTCATTCGCGGGATTGAGATTGATTTGTGTCTCTACGGCGCAGCGTATCTGCTGCGCGATCCGGCAGCGCCGCTTGGTCTCCGCCGTCTGCACCCGCGCACCATCTCGCCCATCACCGACGCGAAGCGCGGGCTGGTCGGGTTCACCCGCCGCGTGAACAACACCGAGATACGGTTAGAGCCTGAGACGGAACTGCTGCACCTCTGGGAGCCGTCGGTGCGCGGCGAGGTTGAGCCGGGGGTCGGACTGGTGACCACCGCACTCACGCAAGCCCGCGCTTTGCTCGCGGCGGAGAGGTACCAGACGGCGTACTTCGAGCGCGGCGCTGTGCGCCCGACGGTGTGGATGTTCGCCCAGCGCCCCACCGACGCGGAGCGCTCGCGGTTCGAGCAGTGGCTGCGGCAGTTGGTCGGCGGCATCCGCAACGCATTTCGGCATCTCGCGCTGTCGAGCGAGATCAAAACGGTGACGCTGGGCGACAAACTTTCCGACGTTATTCAGCCGGAATTGCTGCAACGCGCGGCGGAACTGATGTTGACCGCGTTCCAGGTGCCGATGTCGCTGGTGTTCTCCAGCGCCAGCAACTACGCCACCGCGCTGCGCGATTACCAGACGTTCATTCTTCTGACGATCCTCACCCGCGCGCGCGAAGTCGCCGCGATGCTGCAACCGCACTTTGCGGCGTACAACCAAATACTGCGCTGCAATGAGGCGCGCATCGACGCGGTGCAGAACGCAGAGTTGGAGAAAGCCGAGGCGATCCAACGTCTCGCCGGGCAGCCCGTTCTGACGTTGAACGAAGCCCGCGCGCGCCTCGATCTGCCGCAGTTTGTCGAGGACGCGGCGGATCAAGAACTGCTGCGTCTGCGTAACCGGCTGGCAATTGCGCGCGAGGCGGTTGCTGCCGGTCTCGACGTAAGAACGGCGCTGCGACTTGCGGGCGTCAACGGCGCGGCAAGCGCGGAACCGGAAGAGATTGAAGCGAAGGCGCTGAAGAAAGACGACGAGGCGGAACTGCTGCCGCACGAGGTGCAACTCTACCGCGACCTCAAGCGCGCGTTTCAGCAACTGCGCGGGGTCGTACTGGACGGCGCTGACGAGATTACGGCGCAGATGTTCAGCGAGACGTTGTACCCCGCGATGCGGCGCAACATCGAGACAATTGCACGTCTGTTCGCCGACGAGATGCGCGCTGAGATCGGCGTTGCGGTCAACGTCGATGCGCTGCTCGCAGACTGGGCGGAAGAGGCGACGCGGCGGCAGGTGGAAGAGTTGCTCTATCCGTACACGCGCGATTACATCGCCCGCGCGGTCGCGGCGTGGCAGCGGATGCCGGGAGCCGACCGCGCGGAACTCGTTGTGATGATCGAACCGGTCGTCGGCGCGAAGCGCGCCGAAACCGTCGCCATCACTGCTGCGACTGAAGCCGCAGCCGCCGGCGTGCGGGCGTATCGTGACGGTCTGCGGGCGGAACACGATCTGGAGTATGTGATGATCTGGGAGACCGCAAACGACGAGCGGGTGTGCCCGATCTGCGGCGCGCTCCACGGTAAGCGCGAGGACGAGTGGGGCGGGCGGAGCGGTCCCCCGGCGCACCCGCGTTGTCGGTGCGGCATCAGACTGGAGCGGGTAAATGCGGGTTAGCGTTGTTGTTGATCTCGACAACGCATTGCGCAAACTGTTGCCGCGTGCGGCGCGGATCGAAGCCGCGCTCGACGCGGGCGCGGCAGCGGCGCACAGTGTGATGCAAGTCTACCCGCCGCCGCCCGCCGGATCGCGCTATCGACGGACGGGGAACTTGCGGCAGAAGTTGCGGATCAAGAAACTGTCGAAAACGTCGAGGATCGTCGAAAACACCGCGTCGTATGCGCGCTACATCTACGGAATGCCGCAAGCGCGGGTGCATCGCGGGCGCTGGGCGTCGGTGCGCGATGCGGCGGAAGCGGCGAAAAAGGAAGCCGTCGCTGTGCTCAAGGGGAGGTGAGAAATGGAATGGCAGACCGCGCCCGGCGCGGCGCTGAAGGCAGTCGAGAGCGGCGACGTTGAAGGGTTGTTGGTGGTGTTCGGCAGTCCGGACGCAACCGATCTCGAAAACGAGTTCTTTACGCGGGAAACCGACTTCGGTCGTCTGCGCGAAACGCCGATCTGGTTGAACCACGCGCAGCCGGTGAAAACGGCGAGCGGGGTTATCCTCGTTGAAGAGCCGATTGGCTACGGCGCGCTGGAAGTCGTCGATGAGGGCGTGATTATCCGCGGGCTGCTCGACGCGAAATACCGCTACCTCGCCCAGATTGCGCCGGAACTGGGCTGGTCAAGCGGGACGGCGGCGCATCTGGTGGTGCGTCAACCGGCGGGGAAAGCGCTGCACATCAAACGCTGGCTGCTGGGGCTGGACGCGAGCATCACGCCGACGCCCGCCGAGCCGCGCACAATGCTTCGGAATTATCGGCTTGTCATCAAATGAAGGAGGAGAAGGAGAAGATGACGGAAATCGTGATGAACCAGTCGGAACTTGCGGCTGAGATCGCCGCGCGGCTGCGTGAGGAAGTCGCAGCAGCGGTGAAAGCGCGAGATGTCGGGGTGGCAACGAGTGCACCCGTCGCCGAAGGCGAGGGTTCGTTCGGCGACTTTCTGAAGTGCGTTGCGACCAACGACGTTCAGCGACTGCGCGCGGTGTACAAAAGCAGCAAAGCGCTGGACGAAACGACCGGCGCGGGCGGCGGGTTTCTGGTGCCCACTCAGTTCGAGGAGCGTATCCGCGCGGTCGGCGCGCCGATGCTGTTCGACCAGTTGGTATCCGCCGGTCGTGGCCCGTTGATGCTGCGCACCAACGCTGCGGAACTGGCGCTGCCGGTTCTGGAGCAAGACCAAGCGCCAAACGTCGAGAGCAGTGCGCTGGTGGGCGGGGTGCGGCTCATCTGGCGCGAACAGAGTGCGGATGTTGCAGAGAGCGAACCGAAGTTCGAGCAGCGCATCTTCCGCCCGCACTCGGCGGATGCCTACGTCGCGGCATCGACCGAACTCATCACCGACGCGCCGCAAGCGCTTGAAGATACGCTGGTGTCGCTGTTCGGTCGCGCCTACGCGGTGTTGAAGGCGCGCGTGATGCTGCGGGGAACCGGCGTCGGACAGCCGCGCGGGATTGTCGGGCATCCGGCGTCGATCAGCGTCGCGCGGGCGACGAGTAGCAGCACGCAGGCGGAAAACGATACCAGCACCATCCTCGCAATGATCCAGCGCCTGCTGCCCGGCAGCGCCACTGCCGTCTGGATTGCCCATCCGTTCTGGCGCTCGCGGCTGATGGCGACGCGGCTGGCGGAAACGCTGCTGTACACCGTCAACGGGCAGTCGCTGGTGTACGGCGATACCCTCGCCGGTATTCCGATTGCGTACAGCGAGCACTTACCGACCGTCACCAGCGCCGGATCGCTGATCCTCGCCGATCTGTCGTACTACGCCTTTGTTGAGCGCGCGGGGTTCAGCGTTGCGTTCAGTGAGCACGTAAGGTTCCTCAAGCGCCAGTCGGTCTGGTTGTTCGGGGTGCGGATTGACGGCGCGCCGCTGGTCAACGCGCCGCTGATCCTTGCGGACGGCGCGGGGAATAACACCGTCAGCCCGTTCGTGGAGATTGCGGCTGGTACGTAAAGCGGAAGTGTCACAACACTCTATAGAAATAAAAGAAGATCGAGTGTTGTGACACTGCTGATAACCCCGGCGGCGGGGGAGTACTACGTTTGGGTTAGGTGAAGGTCGGGCGGACTGTCACAACACATCATAGAAATAAAAGAGAATGATGTGTTGTGACACTGCTGCTAGACCAACGGCGGGCGCGGGCGTCACAACAGTCGGGCGCTGTCACAACACAGCATAGAAATAAAAGAAGAGCGGGTGTTGTGACAGCGGCGGGTTACGGATCAACGGTTGAACAATAGCGGGCGCTGTCACAGTACGTTTGTTGTGACGGTGCTGAAGGAGAAGACGGGGATGCTTGTACAAGAGACCATCCAGCCGCTGCTGCGGTATTTCAACGCGGCGGCTTCCGGAACGGATACGGCGGTTGTCAGTATTGCGAATACGCAGGCGGTGCGGATCGTTGCGCACACCGGGACGGTGACCGGCTCCGCGTCGTTGCAAGTGCACGTCAACGACACAAACAACATAAACAACTCGGCGCAGTTGACGGATAAGGCGATTGCAACGCTGGCTTCTAACCGCACCTACGAGATTTTCGTTACCGGCGCGGAGGCATACGCAGCGAAAACGCACGCATCGCATATGTTTGTACGCATCGCCGGAACGGGTACGGCGCAGATTGCGATTGAGATTTCTGCGTTCCCCGGACGCGATATTCCCGCGACGCTGCCGACCGACTGGACGCGCGTGCTGTGAGGTAAGCGATGTACGCAACGCTGGCGCAGATCAAGACGTATCTCGGCGTCACATCAACTGCGGATGACGCGCTGCTGACCGATCTGCTCGTGCGCGCAACTGCGATTATCGAGCAGATGACGCGCAAGACGTTCAGCGCGCCAGCGGCGTCGTCTCGCAAGTTCGGGCGGGAATTGATGTTGTGGGACGGGCTGCTGAAGCGGGATTACTTGCTGTTGCAGTCCGGCGTCTACATCGCGCAACTGATCAGTGCGACCGACGGCGACAGTGTGGCGATCCCGTTGACCGAGATCGCCACGCACCCGCCCGACGCGCCGTACACCGTCCTCGCGCGACGCGACAAGCGCTGGTGCAGCGCGTCGCAACAGGCGACGATCACCGCGCGCTGGGGCTACAGCATCACCCCGCCTGCGGATATTGTGCACGCGACAATCCGGCTGGCGGCTTGGATGTACCGACAGCGCGGGACGGCGAACGATCCCGACCGCCCGACGGTGGCGGACGGCGGATTAGTGCTGCTGCCGTCGGCGCTGCCGGACGATGTACGCGCGATACTGGAGCGCTACCGCGATGTCGTATAGTTCCGTCACCGACATCATCGAGTTGCTGGCGGGGCTGGCGGTGCAGTACAACAGCGCCGTCGTTCCCGTTCGGCGTCTGGCGTCACAACCGAACTGGTCAGACGCAGCGCAGTTGCCGGTGCGGATCATCCCCGCGCTCGGCGGGTTGCGGCTGGTTGAGGGAGGCGTCTACACGCCCACCCGCGCAACGCGGGCGGTGTGGGAGATTGACGATCTTTTACTCGTGCGTGATGTCGGGATGGGACGCGGGGTGGCGGATACGGCGACGGCGCTGGTGGACTACATCGAAGACTACGTTGCGC